ATGGCTCGGATATCCCGACCACGTCGTGCGAAACGCCTGTATTTAAAGCAGGTACTCTTCTTTTACGATGGGCCCCAAGTCGTTCTGATGCAATCCGATCGTGGATTTCCCGCAGTCGGCGTAGCGATCGAAGGCGATGGCAACTGGTTCATGCATTTCTCCGAGGTTTCGGATGAAGCGCTACGCCGCTATATGTCGGAAAAGGCACAGCTGAGCTGGCTATTCAATGAAGCCTCAAAACGCCGCTACCTTGGCGCATGGGGAGAGGTCGATGAACAGGGCTGGCTAAGGGTCAAGTCCGTTGACGACATCCGCGATGAGTCCTGGTTCCCGCAACCGGGGTTTTGGGCCCGAAATCACACTACCCCGTTCGGAAGCATGAGCGCTGCAAGCGATAAGGTCGCCAGCTTCGCAATTGATGGATCATGGGACGCGTCCGACTTCTCAAAGTTCTACGGGAAAATGGCAGATCTTTATGCTCTGCTGGCTATAACGTCTGAGCGCGCTGCTTCCCACCTGACTGTTGAAACCCGAAGAGTTGCCAAGGATGCCATCGTAAGCGCAGCCTGGAGAGGCGGCGGTAGCTATGTAAGTTTCTATGATCGCATCTTTTCGAGCGTATTCGCCTTGAGTCCATTACGCGTGCGGCGCATTGCATACGCGTCTCCGGGCCATATTGACCTCAAAGGAAGCGAAGAACCGTTGCGGGACATTGCTCGCGTAGTGGATTCGTTTGGGCTTGAGACGTCTGCGCTCAAGGCGGCAGTAGCTGACGTCAACAAGATACTGACTGACGGCAATCTGCGGTCCGCTGACGCAACGACGCAGTTTCCCTCCGATGTTATCCGGGATCGCGTCTATCAACTCTGCCGAGAAATAAATACAAACCTCGGGGTCGATGATCCGCAGATATTGTACAACCTTTGCGACGATAACGTGCTTGTGTACGCTAAGATAACCCTCTCCTTCTACCGAAGAGCGAAGGATCTGTACGCCTTTCATACGGAAGGTCGCGTCGATCCCGTCGGATTTGTGTCGGAGGATGAACCTGTGCCTTCGTCTGCCATTAAAGCGATGTGATCGCGCCGCCGGCTGGCGATCCTGACCGCTTTTTCCTGGTTGGCCTTGTTGTAGATCCGCGTGACTTCGAGCGTGCTGTGCCCGCTGACCGCGCGCACGTCATCGGTGCCGCTGTCGCCGATCTCGGTAATTCCGCCGTGGCGGAAGCTGGTGAACTTCAGATCGGCTGGTAGGCCGGCCGCCTTGCGGATGCGCCGGTGCAGCTGGACCTGATAGGTCGGCGTGTAGGGTTTGCCTGTCCGCTCATCGCGCACGATCAGCGCATCATCGGCCCCACGCTCCATCCGCGCCAGCTCAGCCTCAAGCTCAGGGTATAGCTCGACCCGATCCTCGCCGGCCCCGTCGACCAGCGGAATGTCGACGACGTTCCCCGTCTTCGACTGGATCAGCCCGATTCGCTCGGCTGGCACATAGCCGCCCCACGTCACCCCGCGCGTGATGCGTCCATCGGGATCGACGAACCCGAAGGCGTCATAGACCCGCTGGCACGCCTCGAAGCAGATCGCCGCGGCGGTCGCCATGCTCTGCTTGCCCATGGCGCGCGCGGCATCCCGATAGGCGTCATACTCGGCGCGGGTGGCGGCCCTGTTGCCCCGCCCTGTCCCGCTGCTCGACTGGATGCCCATGCCGGCGAAGGGGTTCTCCTTCACCCCCGTCGCCTTGCCGTGCCGCACCGCCTGGTTCCAGACCAGCCGGCAGACCTGCATCATGTACGCGCTCTGCCGGTCGCCGTGCTTGGCCTTCGCCTTCTTGTAGAGGCTGTCGGCGGCCGTGGCGTCGATTGCCGGCGCGCGGCGCTGCCCGAGCGTGCCGGACCGCATCTCGATCCCGCAGACCTGCTCCATCGCCAGCTTGTAGCCGGCGCGGGTATTGTGGCGGAGCGCGGTGAAGCGCTCGAGCTTGCGATACCAGTCGAACAGCCAGCGCACCGTGCCGGGGGCGAGCTTGGCATGGTCCCCCTTGCGCCACTGCGTGAACGCCTCGTTCAGAGCGTTGCCGCGGGTGATCGCCGTCGCCAGATCGGTCCCAAGGGGGGTCGACACGACCGGACACGTCTTTCCGTGCCGCTCGGCCGGCGGCTTCGCCCACGACGGGCGCGTCCAGAAATAGCCCCGCTTGCCGCCCGCCAGGTCGCGCGGCGTGACATAGCTAGGCAGGCGCTCAGTCGCCAAAGTCCATATCCTCTGCTGCGGTCTCGGAAAACATTTCGGTCAGCGCGGTGTCGAGCTCCGACCTGAGCGCCAGAGCGCCGCCGCGGGGTCCGCGCGCGCGGAAGTGGACGCGGCCTGCGCGCTCCCATGCGCGCAGTTGCGCCTCGGCGACCTGCGTATAGGCAAGCGCCATGTCTCGCGGCATCGCGGCTGGCCAGTCCGGCAGGTCACGAAGGGCGAGCGAAGCCATCAGCCCGCTGCCGCGCTGTCATAGCTGATTTCGATCGCTATCCCGGTCGCCCTGCCCATCGCGTCAAATACCGCCGCCGTATAGCTGGGCGGGATCGCCCCGGCCCTGTGCGGGTCAGCGGCCCATGCTGCGTCCAGATGGCGGAAGCGGGCGCGGGCCTGCTTGGCGCGGTCGTAGCGCGGCTGAAGCCACTGCCGCTCGCGCGCCAGCCAGTCGGCGTCCGGCATACCGTGCTCCGCCGCCAGCCGCTCGCGCGTGGACCACGCACCCTCCGCGACCGCATTGTCCGCGTCGGGGTCATCGATCGCGAGCGAGCATAGCGCGATCAGCGACCGGCCATGCGCGCGAGTTGAATAGGCGGCAAGCCCGTCGCGGCCGGGATAATCGACCTCGCCCTGGCAAAAGCAGTCGAGCGGCTGGTGGCCAAGGCAGAAGGGGCAGGCTTCGCCGACGTGTGCGCGGGGCCTCATGCCGCCCGATCCCTGTCGGCCTTCATCGCGGCCAAGAGCGGCTCAATCGCGCCGGCCATCGTCAACAGCGGTTGCAGTTGGCGGGACACGTCGGCCAGGCCGCCATATGTCTTGGCAATTCCCAGCCGGTGGACCATGCCCACAGCACGGCCGAACGATTCCTCGTCAAACCACCGCGCTAGGGCGTTGTCGGTATCTGAACCCGGCCCGATGCCCGCCGCCTTCTTGATCGCTTCGAGCGTCGAGCGCGCGGATTCATCCAGCGACCGGACGTTGCGCCGCTCTTCCTCAATGCCATCCTTGATCCGGGAGGAGACCGATGCGCGGAGCGCTTCGGTTTGCTTCTGCACCGCCTCATGCACGGTCGACTTGGCGTGCTCGTCCGCTCGTCGCAGGAGCGCGGCGAGGAACGGCATGTCGATCGGCTGGGGTTCGAGCTTCGGTGCCTGCTTTACGCAGCGAAGGCCGTTCGCCTGCACCTCGTACAGCCCCCACCCCTCCGGCAGTTCGCCATCCTTCACGATGCCGGGCGGGGTGGCGATCCACCAATAAGTGCAGAATCGCGCGATTGCTTCCGCCTTCGCCGGGTTGCGCATCTCGGAGAGCCAGTCGGACCGCGATACCTTGATCTCGAACCCCTGCAGCGCGAGGCCGCGCGACGGCCATAGTCCCATGGCAATTGCATCCGCCCAGCGCCGTGAGCGTCCGCCGGTGGCGTCACCGACCTCGTAGAACAGCGCGTATTCCGGAGCGGCGAACTTGCGGGCGAGCGCGGCGCGGACGTCAGCAGATCGCATCACCGGCCACCTCCCCGCGCCAGCAGGCGCGCGCGGGCATCGCGGCACGGCGCGCAGCGGCCATCGATCAGGCGCGGGCTATCGTCGCCGCAGACCTCGCACTCGCCCGGCTCGCCGGCTGGTACCGGCTGGCGGGCAGCGGCGAGGCTGCGCTCGAGGTGCTGGCGTTCCAGCACGGTGGCGAAGTCGGCGGCGTCGGCCATCAGTAATCGCCGACTGACGTCACGACGTTGTCCTCGTCGATCTCGATCACGGTGCCGCAGGCGAAATAGGCGCGCAGCTTCTGCTCGAGCCCATAGCTGCTGCCGAAGTGCTTCGACGACTTGATGTCGTGCTCGCGCAGGGTCGCACTGGCAATCTTGCCGTCCTTGCCGATTAGCAGGCGATAGGCGCAGCGGTGCTTGTCGCGCCGCTCGTGTGCCTGCTCGTCATCGAGATACACCCATGTCGAACCGTAATCGTTATGCTCGACTATGACGGTGATGACCTGGCCCCACGCGCCGTCTTCATGCTCCTTGCGCATGTCGTCGGCGATCTGGGACAGCTTGATGCTGGCAGGCGCGAGCTTAAGGATTTCGGCGACGTCCTCGGACAGCCGGCCGGCAATGACCGGGGCGACGGTCGCCTCGATCTGCGATTTCACCATGGCCGCGACCATGGTGCCATAGGTCGGCAGGTCGAGCCGCTCGACGCGCAGCGCGTCCTCGATCGCTTTCTCGATGAGCTTGGCGGTGTCGCTGTACGACCGAAACGCCCGGTCGATGCTCTCGACGATCAGCTTGTCAGTCCGCGCGATCACCTCTTTCTCGATGAACTCGGGCGTCATGCGTGCCGCAACGGCGTTGCTGATGAGCGACGCCAGATCGGTGGTTTCCATACCCTTCTCCATCAGAACAGCCCCCTGCCCCACGCCAACACGACGCGGCCGGCGAAATAGACGACAGCGAACGCGCCGACCGGGACCAGCGCGGCCTCAAGGCGGGCGTCGATCCAGTATCCCAGCGCAACCAGAGCATCGCCGCGCCCGCCATCACCACGGGCGGCTGGCGCGCGGCTGGTATCAACGACGATCGTGGCGGCGCGAGCCATGGCGCCGGTGGCGCGGACGGTACGCGCGGTCACGACGCGTGGACCCAGAGCCAGCGGGCTGCAGCCGCACCGAGCGCGACGATGATGACCAGCACCGCGAACGCCGCCGTGAAAATCCAGCCCAGCCAGCGGTCGGCCTGCATCTCGCGCTGGCGATGGGTGTCGCGCAGGCGCTGCTGGTCCATCGCCCAGCGGCGCTCGAAAGGATCGGGCTTCATCGACCGGTCCTCCGCGTCTCGAAGTGCTTGGCCGCATGTTCGGCCGCCTGGCGCTCGCTGGTGGCGCTTTCCAATTCGAGTTTTGCGGCGTCGAGTGCGGTCACCGCTCGTTGCTCCCGCGCCATCGCCTGCTGCACCCGGTCGGCGTGGACACGGGCGGTCGCGCGGTACGGGTGCGCCACGCGGCGGGCCTTGGCGTCGATGTCCGCCTGCACGGCGATCAGGAGGGACTGGTCCGACCAGCCGCCACCGATGCGCTCGGCACGGACGGCCAGCGAGGCCATGTCGTCGCGGATCTGCTTCTCATAGCCGACGCGCTGGCGATCGCCGACAGGCAGCTTGATGGCACGCCCGCTCAGGTCGCGGATGCGGCCGACGACGGGGCGGAAATCGATGATGGCCTGCGCGACGTCTGGGTCGACCTCGGCGGCTGGAAGGATGGGATCGTGCAACATGTGCGCTCCACCGGCCGGGAGGGCCGTTGGAGACACTCATAACGCTACATAACGTAGCGCGTCAACATGTTTTGTAGCGCTAGAACTTCCGCGTCGCGGGGTCGAACTTCGGCAAGGCCGTTTGCACGCATTCAGCGAGGGTGCTGGTGTGTGCCGCCGGGTGGGTAACGAAGGAATGGTAGGTCCCAGCGCGACGGTCGATCGTCGCGGCGATCGACGACGGGGCCTCCAAATCAGAATCGATCGTGATGAGCACCGGCCCAAAATCAACGAAGCACTTCTGCATTTCGAAGGCGCACATTGGCTCCTCCCGGCTGAGCTCCTCATTCCATCGGGACACGGACCGATCGTGTTCGTTCAGGATGAATGTCAGGTGGACTGGCTTGGTGCTTTCGGTGCGCGTACCGGCTGGCATGAACTTTTCCGTGCCATCGCATCGTATCGCAACGAATTCATCAGGTGCCTGAGCGGTCAGAGTGGCGGCTATGGCGATTAGCGCCGCCGGTATCATACCCGCCGACCGACGTAGACGACACGACCTACGATGTAGAGATCATCGGCCGGCACGACCTGGTCCCCCACGGTCTTATTATCGGACCGGATTTCCACCATTCCTTCGCCGATAGCCCGTAGGCGCTTGATCATGCCGGCGCCTTGGTAGGAACACGCCCAGATGCGATCCTGCATGTTTAGAATCCGCTGTGACGTGTCGATCACAACTTCGTCATCATTGATGAGCGTCGGAAACATGCTGTCGCCATCGCCAGCCGCCACAAACAGGCACTCAGGTTGAGCGCGTGAGATGCGCCGTAGAAAGTTCGGGTCGTAGAGAACGAGTTCCACATCTGGATAATCATCTATGCTCGTCCCGGCTCCCATAGCATAGCTCAGGTCCACGCGTCGGATTGCGACGGCGCCATCCTCGTCGGAAGCGCCTTGAAGTACCGGTTGATCGGGGTGCTCGGCTGCGACCACCTGCTTCCTTGGCGGCGACCTTGGGGCACTGTCCCCATGCAGCAACCAATCGGTCGAAACGTCGAGCTTGCTTGCGAAGAGAGACGCCAGTTTGGCAAAGCCATTCTGCCCGTTCTCGTACGCGCGATAGGTCGTCGCATGGATCCCTACGGCCCGGGCGAAGTCTGCCTTATCCGCAAATCCTGCCTTCTGTCGGGCGAGGGCCAGACGCTCGTGGGGCGTGTCAGGTGATTCTTCCATTTTCACGCCGTGACATAAAGCAACGCTACAAATCATGTTGCTATATGGCGCTACGAATGATAGCGCTTGGCTATGAGCAACTTCCATGATCATGCTTCGCTGATTTTGCATTTGGGCGGCGCAGCCGGTTTAGCGGCTGGCATTTCGACCCACGCAGTCAACGTCCGCGCTTGGGTTGCACGGAATCGCATACCTCCCGAGTATTGGCCGTCCGTTATCACGTACGCGGCGAGTGTCGGCAACGCGGTTTCCGCCGACTGGCTCATGCACACCACCCCGGCGCGGCGCCGTACCGATCGAGCGGCAGCATGAGCGCGCTCACACCCGAGCAGGCCGCCGAGGTCCGCGCGATCGTTGCCGAGATGGTCGGCCAAACGCTGCGCGGCGTGAACGAGCGTATCCTCAACGCATCCATGGCTGCGATCATGGCGTCGACGGCCCCCGCGAACCGGAGCGCGCCGCGATGACCGCCTGGAACCGCTGCGGCGCGAGCGCCTGGCATCCCGAGGTGCGCGCCTGCACCTCCACGAATTGCGAGCTTCGCGGGCAGCCGGCCCCGAAGACGAGCGCGGCGGCTGGCGCTTCCCCCTTGCCGCCGGCCGCCGCGCCCGTTCCCGCCAATGATCCGATCCCTGTCCATGCGAGCGATAGTATTCGTTCCCGGAGCGCAACGTCATGCTGAACTGCAGCCTCATCACGCAAAGCGGTACGAAAAAGGCTGCAGCATCCGCGCTGGCCGAAGCGAAGGCCCGGCACGGCTGGTCGAACACCGACCTGGGCGACGCGCTGGGGTGTGGCGAGGGTACGATCCGCAACCGGCTGGATACCGACAGTCCGGGCAACCAGATGACGGTGCACGAGCTCCTGCGCTCGATCCAGTCGGACGGACCGGCGATCGCGAACCGTATTCTCGGCGAGGTCGGCTATCGCGCGACCCCGACGCAGGCCGCGCCCGACGCCGACGTGCTGCTGGTGGCCAGCCGCGCAGCGCTCTGCGCGTCCGAACTCATCACCGCAGCGCCCGACGGGATCGACCCGAAGGAAGCGCAGCATCTCCTCCCCCTGCTGGTCGATCATGTCGCCCAGCTGACGTCCCTCAAGGAAACCCTGCGGGTGATCGCACAATCGGCCCCGCTTAATCGATAGGCTCTAACCGCCAGCCGCCGCTGGCCGAAGGATACGATCATGACCGCCACGAATGGCGCGGGCGCGGCTGGGGCCGCTTCCGCGAGCGAGAAGCCTTGCGCCTGCCCCTGCGGCGCTCCGATCACAGGGCGTGGCCCGACCGGCATGTGCAAGCCGTGCGCGACCCGCGCGGCGCGCAAGGTGCAGCTGGCCAAGCCCGGTGCGATCGAGAAGCTGCGCGAGCAGGGCCGCCGCACCGGAGCGCGGAACATCCGGCTGGCGCACACGCCGGAGGGCAAGGCGAAGGCTGCGGCGGCCAATGCCCAGCGGATGGCATGGTGCCCGACCGAGTACCGCGATCTGAACAGCACGCTGCGGCGGAAGGGGTTCGGCCTGGCCGAGCGGCAGGACATGATCCGCGCCGAAGCCGCAAAGGCAGCGCGAGCATGATGTGCCAGCCGAACCGCAAGCCGCACGTGCTGGCGCGCATGGACGCGCTCGCCGACCACATGGCCGAAGGCGGGACGTTCATCGGGTTCGCGGGCATCGCGGGTGTCGACAAGTCGCGTGTCCATCAGATGTGGCGCGACATCTGCGCCGACCTGGGGCCGCAGGCCACATTGCCTGAAAAGCCGGCCAAGGACCCCACGGTATCGAAGCGCGAGCCCCGCCTGCCGTGGTGCCCGCCGGAATATCGCGCTCTGAACAGCAGCATGACGAGCGGCGGCTTCACTCTGGCGGAGCGCAAGCGGATCATCGCCGACGACATCGCCAAGAAGGCGGCCGCCTGATGCCTGTCCAGATCCTCATCGGCGACGTGTTCGACCGGCTGGCCGACCTGGCGCCGGACTCGGTCGACTGCTGTGTCACCTCCCCGCCCTATTGGGGCCTGCGCGACTATGGCGTCGCCGGCCAGATCGGGCTCGAGCCGACGCTGGCCGAGCATATCGACGTAATGGTGCGTGTGTTCAACGCCGTGCGCCGCGTGCTCAAGCCCGAGGGCACGCTTTGGCTGAACTACGGCGACTGCTACGCGACCAAGCCTAACGGGCGCAGCGCGGCGGACACCAAGGCGGCTGGCACCGACGACCGCACGTTCCGCGACAAGCCGTTCAGCACGATCGGCGGCACGCTCAAGCCCAAGGATCTGTGCATGATCCCGAACCGGCTGGCGATCGCTTTGCAGGATGCCGGCTGGTGGGTCCGGTCGGAGATCGTATGGGGCAAGCCGAATCCGATGCCCGACAGCAGCGGCCGGTACCGCCCGTCGACTGCGCACGAGAAGGTGTTCCTGCTGACGAAGTCGGCGAAGAGCCACTACGACGCACTGGCGGTGCGGATGCCGTCGGCGGAATCGTCGGAGGCGCGCTGGGCGCAGAACGTTGATGCACAAGCCGGCTCAACGCGCGCGAACGGCGGTCGCAAGACGAATGGCACGATCAAGGCCGTCGGCGGGCGGCCGCGCGCCAGCACGCTCGCGCCGCGCCACCTTGGCCATATCTCGCACACGACCCTCGACCAGACGCCGCGCGGCGAGGGTCGTCTGCTCCGCAACTACGAGCCGGACCTTTCGCCGATTGTACCGCCCGAGGTGTGGTCGATCGCGACCGCGCCGTTCAGCGAGGCGCACTTCGCCACCTTCCCGCCGGCGCTGGTCGTGCCGTGCCTGCTCGCCGGGTGCCCGGTCGGCGGGACGGTGCTCGATCCCTTTGGCGGGGCCGGCACCACGGGCCTCGTCGCCGATCGGATGCAGCGCAATGCGGTGCTGGTCGAACTGAACCCAGAATATGCGGCGATCGCACAGCGCCGCCTTGCCGCCGACCGCGGCGGGTTGCTGGACGCCATGGAGCACCAGCCGCCCCTCCCCCTTTCCAAAGGAGCAGTAGCAGCATGACGCATGTACGCTTCGACCGCACGGCCTTGTCCGACGCGCTCGCGATCGCCGGCAAGGTGAAGGCATGGGCGCCGCCCCGCTGGACCACGTATCAGGTCAAGAACAACGACGGGACGAGCACGACGCATTGGCGCGCCGGACCGCCCATGGTGGAGATCGTCGCGACCTGCGATCGCGCCACGATCCGCGCCGCGTCGTTCGACCGGCAGGTGCTGGTGACGATCCCGTGCGACGGCTCGGCGTCGGTGCTGGTGCCGCTGCCCGCGCTGCATTCGTGGGTGTCGAAGCTCAACAGCGACCGGGTGGACCTGAACGTCGACGGCGAGAACGCCGCGTTCACCTCGGGCCGCCTGCGCGCCACCCTGCGCTGCGCGCCGATGGGCCACTATCCGCCGGTCCGGGAAGCGCCGCGCGTCGCTCTCGCCAGTCTCGCCGAACTGCGGGCCGGCTTTGACGCGACGGTGGCGGTGCCGAAGGATGGCGGGCCGGTCGAGCAAGGCGGCGTGCACATGCGCGGCGAGCCGGGCGCACTGCGGTTCTTCGCGACCCAGCATGGCCGCATCCACGAACTGCAGGCGGGCGGCGCGGCTGGCGCGAACATCATCGTACCGGTCGACACCGCCCGGCTGTTCCTGGCGCTGTTCGATGGCGAGGACGGCGAGATCGAGATCGGTGCCAGCGATCGCGCCATTGCCTTTCGTGGTGGCGACGTGCGGCTGGTGTCGAGCGTGCTGGATGGCGGCCCGGTCAGCGGCGACAGCGAGTTCCAGCGCCCCCGGCCGAACACGCTACGCGCCCATGCCGACGACCTGCTGACCGCGTTCGACCTGGTCACGACTGTATCGGACCCGAAGCATGGCGACTTCGAACTGCGGCTGGGCGCGACCTGCGAAGCCTATGCGAAGAGCGCTGGCGGTAAGGATGAGGGTGTCGTGGCACTGTTCGGCGAATGGTCGGGCGCGCCGATGGCGATCACCTTCGCGCTCAAGCCCGTCGGCGATGCCCTGCTGCTGTTCGGTGACTCCGAGATCGAGTGGCGCATGGGCGGTGCGCTGGAAACGACCACGATCGCGCTCGCGGCTGGTGGCGAGGTCCGCGCGCTGGTCGCGCCGTACCTGCCCCGCGAGGCGGCTCCGGCAAAGGGGAAGGCGGCATGACTGAGTTTTTCGAGCTTATGATCGATAAGAGCGATCTCGTCGATTTGGCAGCAGCGATCGATAACGGGGACCGCGCAACGGCGCGCGGAGCGCTCGACCGCTTGCTCGCCGCCGAGATCAGCGGCGACGCTCGGTCGCCCCAGATGCTGGCGGAGTGGATTGCGCAGGGCCGCGCCGCCGCCGCCAAGGGTGTGCGGTGATGGCAGTCCGGGAAGTCATCGGTAACGCTACCCTGTATCTGGGGGATGCGCTCGACGTCATGCAGTCGCTGCCGAATGTCGGGGCGCACGCGATGATCTGCGATCCGCCCTATTGCAGCGGCGGGTTCACCGAAGCTGCGAAGCGGTCTGCCAAGGGCCAAGGGCTTAGGTCCGAAACTCTGCGCGATACCGCATGGTTCGGAGGCGACAACATGACGGCTGGCGGCCTGCAGTGGCTGCTGCGTACCGTGGCGGTGGCATTCAAGGCACACGCTGCGGGCACGCACGCCACCGCCAGCTTCTTCGCCGACTGGCGCATGGTCCCGCTGCTTGCACAAGCGATCGAAGCGGCTGGCCTTCGCTTCCAGGCAATGCCGGTTTGGGACAAGCAGGCCGCTGGCCTCGGCACCGGCTTTCGCGCTCAGCACGAATGCATCCTACATTTCTCGATTGAGACTCCGCGATACTACTCGGCGAGCTACGGCAACGTACTCCGGGCGCCGCGGATGCCCGCTGATCGCGATCATCCGACCGAAAAGCCCGTCTCGATCATGGCTGCGCTGATCAAAGTGCAGAGCGATGTCGACGGCATCGTGCTCGACCCATTCATGGGTAGCGGAACCACCGGAGTTGCCGCCTTCGGCTTGGGGCGAAAGTTTGTCGGCATTGAGCATGATCCTGCCCATTTCGCGACCGCCTGCCGGCGCATTGAGGACGCGCATCGCCAAGGCGGCCTGTTCGGCGGGGTGGCGGCATGACTGTTCGTGAAAAAGCGAACGCCCCGACGATCGGCGCAACCGCCGCGCGCATGGTCCTGCTCGAACGGGCGGCTGGCCACCTGAAGCAGCAGCCGCTGGCGGAGGCAATGGCGATCGGGCTGCGCGCGTTGCAGAGCAAGATCGACGGGACGCGCGGCATTCACGACGCCGACCTGCGGCTGGCCGCTGCGGCAATCGATCAGCGGGCTGGCGAACTGGCTGCGCTCGCCAACCAGATGCGCGAGGCGGCGCAGTGACATGGCTCTTCGTACCCTCAGTGTGTGCGCCGGCGTCGGAGGGCTCGACCTCGGCGTCCGAATTGCCCGACCCGACGCGCGCTGCGTCGCTTTCGTGGAGAGGGAAGCCTCTGCAGCCGCAAGCCTGGTCGCGAGCATGGCGGCGGGGCGGCTTCATCCGGCTGCTGTCTGGTCTGACCTGCGAACCTTTGACGCTCCAGCATGGCGCGGCGCAGTGGATTGCGTCCTGTCGGGCGATCCCTGTCAAGGAAACTCCGTTGCCGGAAAGCGGCTCGGTGCCGATGACGACCGATGGCTGCTCGACCGGGCAATCAAGGTGTTCGATCAAAGCGGGGCTCGCGCCTTCTTCCGTGAGAACGTCGTCGGGAATGTCGCCGGACAGCTTGCCGTTGCCATCCCAGCATTGGAGCGGTTGGGCTGCCGCGTTGCGTGCGGAATATTCAGCGCGGCCGAGGCCAGTGCAAGCCACCGCCGCGAGCGGTTCTTCCTCTTGGCCCACCGCAAAGGTGGCGTCGGGCGGGTACGAGGTGGATGCGCGACGCGACCCGCCGGTCATCACCCCGACCCTTGCGGGTGCAGCGGAGGCTTGGTCCAGGGATCAGTGGCGCACTCCGAACGCCAGCATGGCGGATCACGGGCCGATGGACCCTGCCTATCGCGCTGCGAAGGGTCAGACGGTCAGCTTGGACGATCAGGTCAGCACATGGTCGACGCCGAGGGCTTCGGACGGCGAGAAGGGCGGACCGAACATGTCGTTCGGGGCGGGCGGGATACCGCTGCCGGCACAGGCAGCCCACTGGGCGACGCCGACGGCGCGCGACTTCCGGTCGGATCTCGCGGGCGAGCAGACATCGGTCGACCTCTACGGGACAAAGGGCCGGCCGCTCTCCCGGCAGGCGGAGGTGGATTGGGCGAGGGGCGTCCGCGCTTTCGCCATGACCGACCTTTCGCTCCCGGACCGTCCGACCCCGTCTGGGCAGAAATCGTCCGAGACGCGCCGTCGCTTGAACCCGCTGTTTGTCGAGTGGCTCATGGGGTGGCCGGAAGGATTGAGCGGCTTCGACACTGCGGCAATGGCGTCGTGCCACTCACCGCGGCCCTCGCATGGGTGCGGCTGCATGGACTGCTGGCTGACGCAGCAGCGGGCGATGCTGTCCGATTTGCTGACGATCGATCCGCCAGCGCAGGGGCTGCTGCTGTGAGGGCCGCAGCGTGAAGCTGCCAACCGCCCATAAATACGGCGCCAAGGCCGCCCTGTGCGGATTCTGCACCAAGCCGCACCCTTCGCGCCGCGAGGCGAAGCGGTGTGCCGACCTGCACATTCTGCAGCGCGCGGGCGAGATCGATGCGCTGGTCGTCGGCCCGCGCTTCTTCTTCGAAGTCAACGGCCAGCCGCTCCTCCACGATAACGGCCGGCGGGCGGTCTATACCCCCGACTGGCGCTACCGGCGCGTGCGCGACAACCGCCAGGTCGTCGAGGACACCAAGGGCATGCGCGTGCGCGATTGGCCGCTGCGCAAGGCGCTGTTCCGCGCCTGCTATCCCGACATCGAGGTCATCGAATCGTGACGGCGCTCATCTATCACGGCACCCCGATCACGCCTGGGGAGGTTCTGACCGAGCTCGACCGCCGCGCGTTCTGTATAAGCTACCACGCCCCCTGGCAGACGTCCGCCGTAGAAGCCTGCGCTGCCTTCACGATGTACGATTGCGGTGCGTACTCGTTCTGGAAGAAGGCGCGTCGCGCCGGCCGCGAGTGGGAAGAAAGCGACCGCGACTGGACCAGCTATTACGAATGGCTGGACGCGCGGCTCTGGCACCCCGGCCGGTGGGCCATCATCCCCGATCGCATCGCTGCGCCATCGCAATTGAACGACGCCCTGCTGCTCGAATGGCCGCACGGTCGCTGCCGCGGCGCGCCGGTGTGGCACATGGACGGCCCTATCGAGCGGCTGGGCCGCCTCTGCGATCGGTACGACCGCGTCTGTCTAGGCTGGGTCGGGGAGTTCGACCCGGTGATCGGCGACATTCGGCTGGACCAGCGCAAGGTCGGCTGCGACGCCTGGCGCGCACGGATGGACGAGGTGGCGTCGCTGTTTGGCAACGAATGGCCGACGGTCCATATGCTGCGCGGGACCGCCGTGGCGGCCGACTATCCATTCGATAGCGCGGACAGCACCAGCCTCGCTCAGAACGGCTGGCGGCACGACCGCCCTTTCGATGCCTATTTCGGAACGCCTTGGGCCGGTCGCGTTGCCTATGCGGACAAGCTGGAGCGGTACGGGAAGCGCGCGGCATGAACGCGGACCTGCTCGCTCGCCTCATCACGGCTGGCACGCCCGCCGACCTCGTCGCCGAGGTCGCGATGGCGCTTGCCGAGGCGAAGATCGACGCGGCCGCGATCCAGCGCCGGCGCGACCGTGATGCCGACCGGCAGGCGAATAAGCGGGCGCGGGACCGGGCCGATGCCGCGTCACGTAATGTCACGCCTGATGACGTGATGTCACGTGACAGCGCGGACGTTTCCTCCCCCGCTCCCTCTCCCCTTTCTTCCCCCCAGACCCCCCAACAAACCCCACACCCTCACCCCCACCCGGTAGGGTTTGACGCGTACACACGAGGGCTGGCCATGCGGACGGTCCTCGCCGTGATCGAGGCGGGCTGCGCAGCGGCGATCGCCGCCAGCCGGAAGCCAGACAAGCCCCGCTGGCCGCGCACCATGCCGCCGCCGCCGGGCGTCGCCGACGACCAGTGGGCCGGGTTCATCGCCCACCGCAAGGCGAAGCGATCGGCGCTGACCGACCACGCCTACCGGCTGCTCGTGACGAAGCTCGACCGGCACGCTTCCGACGAATGGCCGCCCGGCCGGCTCGTCGACACGATGATCGAACGAGGCTGGATCAGCTTCGAGCCCGAATGGCTCACACGGCAGGAAAATCGATATGGCAGATCAGGTTCAAACGGGCACCAGCCGCGACGTGGTACTGGCAACGGGCTCCTCGATGCCGTGTTTGACGCCGAGCGCGCGAGCCGTGCTGGCGCAGGCGTTTGACCCGTCGGTGACGTTCAACGACGCGGACATCGCGGTTATCACGCCGGTAGCCTTGGCGGTCGCGGTTGCCGAGCCAGCCGACGAGCGCACGATCCGCCAGTCGGTCGGGACGCTCGCCGCCGCCATGCCTGCCCAGGCGAGCGATGCGCAGGCCGGCAAGCTGAAGCTGAACGCCTATGTCACGATGCTCGAAGGCATCGACCAGCGCGCGCTGTCCTATGCGTGTCGCCGCTGCATGGTCGAGCTCGATTGGATGCCGACCGTGAAGCAGATCCTTGAGCGCGCGACCGAATGGGTCAGCGAGGACGAGGCGATGATCCGCCGCGCCCGCGCCATCTTGCGCGTCGGCCGCCGCGCGATGGCCCCGCCGCCGCCGCTGACTGCCGATGGCATCCGCGCGCTGCCGGACGAGTGGCGGCGCCTGGGCGTGACGGCCGGGTTCATCACGCAGGACGCTGTCGAAGAGGCGCTGCGCGGGTGCGTGGTGTCGGAGGTTGACCGTTCCAGGTATGTTCCAGACGAGAAGGCGGCGTAGAGATGGACCGGGGGAGCGGAAGGCGGAAAGATATGGGCAACGGGTGGTGCATCCTGCGGACGAGTGGCGCGAAGACGCTGCCATTGGTCGACGCGCTGACCGCTGGCGGGTTCGACGCGTGGTCACCGCGTGCGGTGACGCTGGTCGCGGCGACCAAGCGCAAGCCGGCTAGCGAGCGAGCGGCACCGATCGTGCCGACGTTCGTGTTCGTCCGCGCGCGCCAGCTAGACGACCTGTGGCGCGCGCACTCGCTGCCCACCAGCAATATCCCCGGTTTCCACATCCTCCAGTTGGGCGGCCGAGCGCCCGAGATCAGCGACCTTGGCCTGAGCGCGCTGCGCGCCGAGGAAGCGCGGGCGCTTCGCATCTATGAAGCGCAGGTGGCAGCGAAGGATGCCGGTGAGGCGCGGGTGAAGCGGATCGAGCAGCTGCGCACCGAGCAGGCGCGGCGCAAGGCGCTGCGTACCGAGGTGAAGGCGATCGCCGCCGGGGCCGAGGTCACGGTCACCGACGCACCGGCGTTCGCCGGCATGGTCGGGACGATCGTCAGCGGCAATGGGCGGTCGTACGTGGTCGGGTTCGGTGGCGTGATGCAATGGACGATTGAGGCTTGGCAACTCGTGCCGGTCGCGATATGTTCCGCCTCAACACGTGCCGCCTGAGCGGCTCTCGTGGGCTGATGATCTTGGACCTCGTGTGCCACTGCCAGCCCGCCCCACCGTACCGGCACGCTCCGGTGCTTCTCCGTAAGGCTGTCCAATTGCCGCGCCAGTTTCGCCAGCGCCGCCCTTTGATCAGTAACGCCGCGCTGTGGCGACGATGGCCGGAAACGATTGAGAGAGCAGGCGCCCTCCCAATCGCATTTGCCAAGCCTATTCTTCGCGGGGTGGAGGCGGCGGGGGTGGCGGAGGCGGCGGAGGAGGAGCTGGGAACGGATCGTCACCGCCCCCGGTCGGAGGTGGCGGGTTTGGGAAGTCGCCCACATCATCGCAGGGGGCTTCTCCTGCGGGTGGGTTTTCCGGATTGAACTCTTCGTAGCAGTTGGGAAGCTGCACGAACGCCATCGCTAAGAACGCTGAAATCATATCGATCTCCCGTTGAGCAAGCCGAAGACTTGCCGTGCGATGATGTGCTGAATTTCTACCTGCGACACGCGCCAATTCGATTGGCAATCATTTGTAACAATGGCGGACAAGGCGCTGCGCTGGGTCCTTCCCGGCCCCGTGGGTGATGAGGGGGGCAAAGGCGCAGAAACCGTCTAGGCACGAAAATCCTCATGGGTGCCGCCGCCTTGACAGCGTTTCCGGCTGATTTCCGCCAGTTTCGAGCATGGGGAGGCGGCAGTTTTGGACATTGCGTCTGTCACCCTCACCCGCGCCGACGTCGCATGGCTTGTTGGCATGTCGGACAGCTGGGTCCGCGATCGGATGCAGGCCGGCGACATGCCACGACCCGGTGCCACCGCCGACGAATATGTCGAGGCGTTCGTTGCGATCCGTACGCGAAAATACGAACAGGAGCACGAGGCCGGCACGCTCGATAAGGAGCAGGAGCAGGCCCGGCTGGCGAAGGAGCAGGCCGACGCCAAGGCGATGGACAACGCCGAACGCCGCCGCGAGCTCGCCTCGCTGCCGGACATGATGGCTGCCGGTGCGGGTGTCATCATCATGATCGTTGCCCAGCTGCAGCAGATCGGAGCCCGCGTTGCCGGTGCCGACATCAAGCTGCGCGCCCGGATCGATACCGAGATCAACAACGTCCTCGCCGACCTGAGCATGACGCGGATCGAGGAGGCGCGCGGCGGGGGCCTTGATGAAGAAGAGCCCGCCGAGAACGAAGGGGCCTGAAACCTACCGAGCGCCAGGCGCTCACGGGATTGCACTGGCCCGGTCGTGGTTCGCAGCATGCAAGCCGCGCGAACGGCCGCCGCTGTCGAAGTTCATGGCCGAACATGCGCGTACCGATGACGGCCAGCGCATCCGCCCCTTCCCGTTCCAGTCGGATATGGCGGACGCCTTTACCGACCTGAACACGCAGCAGGTGTCTTGCCGAAAGAGCAGCCGCATCGGCTATTCGACGATCCTGCAATGCTTCGTCGCCTGGGCGATCAAGCACGATCCCCGTCGGCAGCTGTTCTACCAGCCGACGATCGATGACGCGGAGAAGTTCAGCCGCGACGATCTCGACCCGGTGTTGCAGTGGCCGGTCGTGCGGTCGGTGGCGACGTTCAAGCCGCGGCACGCCGACAACCAAATCCGGGCGAAGCGCTACAAGGGCGGCTGGATCCAGATCAAGGGCGCGAACAGCCCGAAGGAATTTCGGCGCGTCACCGCCGACGACGTGCTGCTCGAGGAATGCGACGGCTACCCGTGGGCGACGAAGGAGGAAGGCGACCCCGCCCGCCTGGCGTTCAAGCGTAACCTGACATCGCCGCGGCGGTTCAGCGCCGCCGGTTCGACACCGAAGGTGAAGGGCTTCAGTCGAATCGACACCCTGTTCGAGCAGGGGAGCCAAGAATATAGATATGTCCCCTGCCCTCACTGCGGCGAGATGCAGCAGCTGGTGTTCGGCGACGGTACCGGGCCGGGCATTCGATGGGAGCCGAAGGAGAACCCGACGCACGCTTGGTACCGGTGCGTCAACGGCTGTGACATCGCCGAAGACGACAAGGCGGCGATGGACGAAGCGGGCGAGTGGCGGGCGCATAACCCCGCCGCATTCCCGCGACACCGATCGTTCCATATCTGGGCGGCTTATAGCCAGCATCCCGGCGCCGCTTGGCTCGAAATCGCGCGCGAGTTCATGGAGGTCCGCAAGGACCCCAACCTGCTCCGGACATTCGTCAACCAGGTACTCGGTGAGGCATGGGCGGAGCGCGGCGAAGCGCCGGAATGGCAGCGCCTGTACGATCGCCGGGAGAAGGCGATGCGGATCGGAACGCCGCCAGCGTGGGCCGGGCTACTGGTTGGCGCCGCCGACATGCAGCGTGGCGGCGGAGGCGCTGGCCGCATCGAACTCGACATATGGGCGTTCGGCCCCGGTCGGCGCCGTGCGCTTGTGGAGCACATCGAAGTCGAAGGCTCGGCCTCGGACAAGGCGACTTGGGAGAAGCTTGACCGGCAGATCGCGCGGGAATGGCGATCGGAGGACGGTCGGCGCATGAAGCTCGCACGGGTCGGCATCGACTCCGGTGACGGCGACAGCACGATGGAGGTCTATAATTGGGCCCGTCGCCATCCCGGTTTCGTGATGGCGCTCAAGGGCCGGGAGACGCTGGCCGCCGCCCAGGCGATCGCCGGGCCATCGTGGGTCGACATCACGATCCGGGGCCGAAAGGTGAAGCGCGGCGTGCGGCTATGGACCGTCGGCACGTCCATGCTGAAGCTCGAGCTCTACGGGCAGCTGGCACTCGAGAAGCCCGTGGACGGTGAGGATTACCCGGACGGGTATGTCTATCTGCCCGACGGAACGACCGACGAGTGGATCAAGCAGCTCGTTTCCGAAGAACTGCGTATGACGCGGCTGCGCAACGGCGGCTTTCGGCGGGAATGGCACAAGACGAGGGATCGTAACGAGGCGCTCGACATGGCCGTATATGCCCGGGCCATCACCTACGCTTTGGGCATCGACCGCTGGACGCCGTCGCATTGGAACAAGGTTCGGGGCGAACCCGAACCGCACCCGGACCCGCCCGCAGCGCCGCCCAAGCCGCCGCCCCCCAAGACTGGCTCCCAGCTTCGCCAGCAGGCAGCGAGCAAGCCGGCAACAAAGTCCCGACCCGCGCCAGCGCGGAAACCAAACCCATTCACTAGTCGGAGGCGATAATGGCGTTCAAGCAGGACGATCTCGACAAGCTCGACGCCGCCATCCTGTCGGGCGTCAAGTCGGTGACGTTCGCCGACGGTCGCCGCACCGAGTTTCACACCTTGGATGAGATGCGCGGGCTGCGCTCCGACATCAAAGCGGAGCTCGCCGCCAGCGCATCGCAAACCCGCCCCCTACGGCGGACGACTGTCGGCAGGATCCGACGCCTGTGAATGTTCTGGACCGGGCGATTGCGTCCGTCGCCCCGCGCTACGCCGCTAAGCGCGCCTTGGCTCGCGTGCAGATGGTGCAGGTCGAGCGGGTCGCGAGGGGAATGCGACTGCGCGAGGAAAATCCCGACTTCGGCATCAACACCGGCAATCCCAGCGATGCCCGGCCGGTGCGGTACACCGATCGGGCAACGCTGCTGCGGCTGGCCTATCAGAACCCGTTCGGGAAGAAGGCCATCCGCGCCCTTCTCAACGGTACGATCGGCTGGGGCATCACGGGCGCACCGAAAGCGCCGAAAGCAGTCCAGAAGCTGTGGGCGGACTGGACGCGGGTCAGCGATTACCGCAGCCGCCTGAACTTCTACGGGCAGCAAGCGCTGGCGACGCGCACGATGTTCCGGGAGGGTGAGGCATTCATCATCCGCCGCCTGGTGCCGGACGCGAAAACGCTCGCGCTCCGCCTGGACGTTCTCGATGCCGGGCTGCTCGATGCGTCGAAGATTGGCGACGGCATCGAGGATGGTATCGAATACAACGCTGACGGCGTGGCGGTGGCCTACTGGTTCCACCGAGCCCGCTCGGACTATCGCCGTTCGCGACCGTCTGTCCGGATACCCGCCGACGACGTAATCCATCTCTACGAGCAGGAAGAAGCGGGGCAGAAGCGCGGACGGTCGGTGTTCGAGCCGGTAATCAAGCGGCTCGGTGACATCGACGAAGCGCTCGATGCAGACTTGGTCCGCCGCAAGATAGAAGCCTGCTTCGTCGGCTTCCGCCGTATCAATCCCGACTGGGTCGACGAGCCATTCGGTCAGATTGAATCGCGCGGCGATGACGTGCCGCCCGCCGAATATTTTGAGCCCGGCACGATGACGACCTTGGCGCCCGGTGAGGACGTCCAGTTCGCCGATCCGAAGCCAACCGGCGGCCTGAACGATGCGGTCCGGATCAACCTTCTCGCGACGGCTGCTGGTATGGGCATCACTTACGAGCACGGCACAGGCGATCTGTCGCACGTCAATTTCTCTTCGTACCGCGCGGGTGCGCTGGAGTTCGACGCGACCAACGAAGAGCGCCAGTACAACACCATCATCCCGGTGATGCTAGACCGGATCTGGGACTGGTTCTGTCAGGCAGCGTACGAGTTCGGGAAAACACGAACGGCATCGTACGAAATGCGCTGGACGCCCCCGCCGCGCAAATCGATCGACCGCAAGGGCGACGCCGAGGCCGACATTCTGGAGATGCAGGCAGGGCTGGAGAACCGGCGCAGTCTGCTGAACTCGCGCGGTCTCGACCACGACACGTTCATGGATGAAACCGCCGCCGATCTGAAGGCGCAGCAAGGCAAGGGCCTGTTCTACAAGGGCGATCCCTTCACTGCCGCGCAGGCCGCCGCCGGCAAGACCGAACCCGCACAAGGAACCAGCTGATGCCGGCACCCGCCCCGGTCGTGGAAACACGCGCCGTCACCGCACCGACGATGTACCGCGCCGCCGACGTTCGGCCCGCGTCGTACCGCGAGGAAGATAATTCGATCGAGGTGTGCTGGTCAGTTGGCGCGGCGGGGTTGCGCTTCGACTGGTATGACGGCGCCTATTACGTCGAGGAACTTTCGATGGATTCCGGCGCGATCCGCCTGGATCGCCTCAACGCCGGCGCATGTGTTCTCGACAGCCACAGCAGCTACCGGCTTGGCAGCGTCATCGGCTCGATAATGCCCGGTACCGTCAGGGTGGAAGGCGGACAGGGCCTCGCCCGCATCCGCTTCGCTGGCACCCCCGACGTAGCCGACACCGTTGCCAAGATCATCGACGGGCATATCCGGTCGCTTAGCGTTGGATACAACGTCTTCGAGTTCACCCGCACCGAGCGCGAGGGGGAGCATCCCCACATGCTCGCCACCGACTGGGAGCCGTTTGAGGTTTCTTTTGTCGCGGTGCCGTTCGATCCCGCCGCGCAGGTGCGCGCGCGGTCCGCCGAGCAGGGCGGCCATCCCTGCACCATCCGCGGCGCCGCCGCTCCCAAACCGGAGAATACAATGCCCGATCCCGTGATCGAGCCGGCGGCTGACCCCGCGCCGGCGAACACGACGACGCCCCCGGCGCAGACCCCTGCCCCGGCTCCCGCCCCGCCGGCTGCTACCGAAGCGCGCGGCGTGACCATTACCGCCACGCGCATCTTCGAGCGCTGCGGCCGCGCCCCGGAACTGGGTGATGCCTTCGCGCGCGAACTGATCGAGCGCAATGAAACCACCCCGCTGACCGAGGTCGATTTCGAGCGCGCGATCAGCGACCGCCTGATCGAAAGCCGCGCGCTGCCGACCATCGACGCTCGGGCCGGCCGATCGGGCACCGAAAGCGACGGCTATCGCCGCGCGATCGAGGCGGCCGTCGTGCTGCGCGCCGATCCCTCGGCGCACGTCCCGGAGGCCGACGCGACCGCCGCCCGCGAATTCCGCGGCATGTCGATGATGGAGATGGCGCGGGACTATTGCCAGCGCACCGGCATCGGCGTGTTCGGCGGTAACAAGCTGGAAATCGCTGGTGCGGCGCTCGGCCTGCGCTATGGCGCGCACACGACCAGCGATTTCGCCAACGCACTGTCGAGCGCCGCGGGAAAGCGGGTCCGTGCCGCTTATGAGGCGGCGCCGCAGACCTTCGGCCCGATCGTTTCGCGTGGGACGCTCCCGGACTTCAAGGACACCAACATCATCGGCCTGGGCGATGCGCCCTCGCTGCTGCTGGTCCGTGAAAACGCCGAGTTCACCTACGGCGCGATGTCCGACACGGGGATGACCTACCGCCTGCAGACCTATGGCCGCATCATCGCGATCACCCGGCAGGCGATCATCAACGACGATAAGCGCCTGTTCTCGCGCATCCCGACCCAGTTCGGCTTCAAGGCGCGCGATCTGGAAAGCGATCTCGTCTGGGGGCTGGTCATCAGCAACCCGACGATGGCGGACGGATTCGCGCTGTTCTCGGCGCAGCATGGCAACCTCGGCACCGGCGCAGCCATCTCGGTCACTTCGGTCACGGACGGCCGGGTCAAGATGGCGCAGCAGAAGTCGGCGGAAGGCGGTTTCATCACCGTCCGCCCTGCGTTCCTCGTCGTCGGTCCGGCGAAGCAGACGGAGGCCGAGCAGTTCCTGACCGGTGTGGCTGCGACCCAGACGTCGAACGTCAACCCGTTCGTCGGCAAGCTGCAGCTGATCGTCGAGCCGCGCATCACCGACAACAGCTGGTACATGATCGCCGATCCGAGCTCGATCGATACGATCGAACTGTCGCACCTCGAAGGCCAGGAGGGCGTGTTCATCGAAACCCAGGCCGGGTTCGATGTCGACGGCATCAAGACCAAGGCGCGGCTCGACGTCGGTGCGGCGACGATCGACTTCCGCGGCTTCTACAAGAACCCCGGCAACTGAGCCGAGCCGAGAAAGGAATAGACGATGAAGATCGTGAACCTGATCGGCCCCGCCGTCATCGACGGTGCCGTACGCTACCCCATCGAAGGTCCGTTGACCGTCACCGACAAGGTGGCGCAGCAGCTGGAGGACTCCAAGCGGCTGGACGGCGAACCGGAGGACCTTCCGGACGACGACGCGCCCGCGGACGATGGGCTCGACGGCAAGGGCGTGCCGGCCCTGAAAAAGATCGCCAAAGACGAGGAAATCGACCTCGGCGAGGCCACCGACAAACCCGACATCATCGCGGTGATCCGTGCGGCCCGCGAAGCCAAGGAGGGCTGATAGATGAAGAACTTCGTCCAAAAGGGTGAGAACCTCACCCTCACCGCCCCGCGCGCGCTGGCGAGCGGGGCCGGCTTCCTCGCCGGCGCGATCTTCGCGGTCGCATCGGCAGACGCCGCGAATGGTGCGCCGGTTGTCGGCGTTACCGAAGGGGTGTTCGACCTGCCAAAGGCAACCGGCGCGGTGACGTCCGGCGCCAAGGCGTACTGGGACAACACCGCCTTCGTAATCACCACCAACGCATCGGGCACCGTACTGGTCGGCGCCTTTACGCAGGCGGCAGCGTCCGCCGATGCGACCGCCCGCGTCAAGCTGACCGGGCAGATCGCGGCGTAACGATGGACCCGTTCGCCATGGCGCTCGACGCACAGTATCATGCGCCGGGCTCCATGGCGGCGGCCTTCCTTCCCGCGATCGGCCCTGCGCCGCAGGAGCCGGTGCGGGTGATCCGTTCGCAGGCGGACGAAGATGTGGCGTTCGGCGATGCTGACGCCGTCGCACGGTCCGGCACCATTCTCGTCCGCATGTCCGAGGTTGCCGACCCGGTGGCGGGTGACGTGTTCGGTCTCGAAACCGGCGAGCAGCTGCGCGTCGTTGGTGCGCCGCGAACCGACGTCGAAGGGCTGGAATGGACCTGCGCAGTTGAGGCCGTCAGCTGATGCGGATCAGCGTCGAGCTTCCCGGCATCCGCGAGGCGCTGCGCGACGTCGAGCTCGACATATCGACTGCCGCAACCGAGGCGATGCGCGGCACGACGTACAAGGCCCTGCTCGACCTCCGCCGGCAGGTCACCGGCGCGGGCATGTCGCAGCGGCTGGCGAACACGTGGCGCGATCGCGTCTATCCGGAGAAGCGGCGCAGCATGACGCCGACCGGGTATATCTGGTCGAACGCCCCGGCGATCATCGACGGTTTTTCGCGTGGCGCGACGATCGTGCCGAAGAACGGCAAGCGGTATCTTGCCATTCCAACCGACGCGGTGCCGAACACGCGCCGCCGGATTTTTGATGACGGCCCGAAGCGCGGCGGCAAGATGACGCCTGCAGAGGTCGAGCATAGCTTCAACCAGGACCTGTTCTACCGGCGCGGCAAGCGCGGCCGGGTGCTGGCATTCCTGAACGTCGTCCGCGCGAAGAACCGCCGCGGCTTCCGATCGGCAACCAAGGGCCGCGTTGCGAAGGGTCGCGAGGTCGAGCCGATCCTGATGTTCGTCATGGTGCCGGCGGTCCGGCTGCCGAAGCTGTTCGATCTCGACGCGGCCGTGCAGCGCTGGGCGGACAATTACGCGGCGGAGTTCGCGCGGCGGATGGGGGCGGCATGACGAAACGCACCGACGTCCTGCTCGCGCTGCGCGACCTGCTCGCCACTGCGCTGGCCGACATGCAGGTCGACGTGATCGGGCTGGATGGCAGCGAGGCAGCCGCCACCCGCCCCCGTGCCGCCGGCCGGCTGCTAATCGCCGCCGGCGACCCCGGCGAGCCGCAGGTCGACCTGAGTCCGCTCACCTATCATTACGACCACCCGATCCCGATCGCGCTGATCCTTTTCGGCAGCACCATGACCGAACAGTCGCTCGCGACCGCGTTCGACCGCATCGGCGACGCGATCGACGCCGATCGAACTCTCGGCGGCCGTTGCGACTGGTGCGAGCCGACGGCGCCAGTCACCGAGGGCGAGGCGACCGAGAACGGCGCCGTCCTCGGGCGCAGCGCAGAGTTCTTCGTCGTCGCGTCCTACGCGACCGCCACCCCCCTTTCCTGACGATCCCTAGGAGACCGCCCGATGGCCGTGACCCCCACCAAGCGCGCGCGCGGCGCGGACGCACTGCTGAACGCCTCCTTCGAAACGGGCTATGGCACGCAGCCGACGACCGGTTTCCAGCGCCAGCCCTTCGTGTCGCACCAGCTTGGCGCGACGCAGGGCTGGATCGAAAGCGATCTGCTCGGCCAGGGCCGCGCGCCTTTCGATCCGACCGAGGATGTCGTCGTCAATGACGGCAACCTGGTCGTGCCGGTCGATACCCGCGCCATCGGCATGTGGCTGAAGCTGTTTTTCGGCGATCCGGCGACGACCGGCTCGGCGGGGTCCTTCACGCACGAATTCCTGTCGGGCGCGCAGGAACTGCCTTCGATGTCGATTGAGGTCGGGCTTCCGACCATTCCGAGCTTCACGACCAACTATGGCATGCGAGGCAATACGATGCAGGTCGGGATGCAGCGCACCGGCCTGCTAAACGCGACGCTCGCGCTGATCGGCAAGGGCGAGACGGCCGCGCAAGGAACCTCGCGCGCTGGTACCGTGGCGACCTATCCGAACATCCAGCGGTTCGCGCAGGCGCGCGGCGCGGTAAAACAGGGTAGCACCATCGTCGGCGGTGTCGCCTCAGCGCAGTTCACCTACAGCAATGCGCTCGACAAGGTGGAGACGATCCAGCCCGACGGGGAGATCGAGGATGTCGATCCGGGCATGCCGTCGTTCACCGGCAGCCTGGTGCTGCGCGACCTCGCCAGCCCGCTGGTCGCCGCCGGCATCGACAAGACGCCGCGTGCTTTGGAATTCGGTTGGGCGATCAACGCCACAACCTCGCTCATCTTCAAGGCGCCGCGCGTGTTCTTCCCGCGCGTTAAGCGTGCGATCGATGGCCCGGCGGGCATCCAGCAGAGCGTCGACTTCATCGCGTCGAGCGAGGCAGGCATCGTTTGCACCGCGATCCTCAAGAATGACGTGCCGGATTACTGATGTTCGTCGTCCACAAACCCCAGGCGGGCCCGGAGTGGCGGCCGGTGATCGGCGGCGAGATCCTGTTCGCCCCGATCGACCGCGCGCTCGTCCGCCGCGCTCGCCGCGCCGCGATGAAGGCGCTGGGCCGCGACGAGCATGGGCCGGAACCGGTCGGGTCCGCCGATGATGTCACGATCATGCTCGAAGATCTCGGCGACGCGCTGAGCCACGCCATGATCCTCGAAGGCGCGCGCGACTGGCGCGGCGCGGTGCAGGCGACGGACGACGGGCAGTTCGAGCCGATCCCGTTCAGCCGCGACGCACTGGCGGACCTGCTGGCCGATCCCGTCTATTTCGACGCGCTCGATGCGGCGTACGTCCTACCCTACGCCATGCGGGAACGGGAAAAAAACGGCTTCGCCGCCTCGCCGAATGGCACTGGGGAAGCGGCGACGCTGGAGAGCGATACTGCCATCACAGCTGCGACGCAGAAGCCGCCGGCCGGTGTCAAGCCTGCCCGTACCGCGAGCACGCGCTCGAGAGCGAAGAAGCGGAAGGCGTCTGGCACGTCCTGAACCGCTGCGACCGGCAGCTGCGCGTCGGCGGCATGGGCCGGCCGTTTGCGCTGGATGCCGGCGCGATCATGGCGGTTGCCGCCGCACTGCATGTCGATCTGGAAATGCTGGCCGATGTCCTGGGCGAAGCCGAGGGCGCCATCATCCGACGCTACCTGCCTGACGAAGAAGGGGGGACGGACGAATGACCACGCGTAACGTCTCCTTGCGGCTTGGCGGCGAAGGTGCGCCGGAAGTGAAGCGTCTGTTCACCGACGTCGCCGACCATGGCGACAAGGAAATGAGGCGGCTCGCGCGCTCCGTCGAACGGTCGGGGCAGGACGTCGAGCAGATGGCGCAACGGCACGCAGCCGCCGTCGCGAAGCTCGAAATGGCCTATGGCGGGATCACGCCCCGCAATGTCGAGCGCTTTGCCGGGAATCGCGATGATACCGGCAAGTCGGCACAGGCGTCCGCCTCAATCTTCAACGCGGCATATGAGCAGATGGAGGCCCGCGCCCGCGCGCTGATGCTGGCGATCGATCCGGTCGCCGCCGCGCAGGATCGGTTCAATCACGAGATCGGCGAGGCGCGCGGGTTGGTCGCGGCCGGCGTCCTGTCGCTCGACGACTATGTCGCCAAGCTGCGGTTCGAACAGAATGCGCTCGATATGGTCGGCGCCGCCCACGGCCGCACCGCAGCTATGAGCGGTCAGCACCGCGCCGCGCTCCAGAATGTCGGGTTCCAGCTGCAGGACTTCTTCGTGCAGGTCGGCAGCGGGCAGTCGGTAATGACCGCCTTCATCCAGCAGTTCCCGCAAGCGGCCGGAGCGGTATCGGGCCTGGGCGGCAAGATGGCCGGCGTTGCCGCGTTCATGGGCGGCGGCTGGGGTATCGGGCTGACTGTCGCCGCCGCCGCCCTGCTGCCGCTGATCGGCAAGCTGCTGGAAACGGAAAAGACCACGGATGACTTGGTCAAGAAGTTGAGGGAGGACGCCTCCGAAACCGCCAAGGCGGCTATGGCCAAGGACATTTATGGACGGTCGCTCGACGGGGTGATCGAGAAGCAGAGGGCGTTGAACGCCGAACTTGCGCGCGAGCGCATGACCACGCAGCAGGTCGCGCAGGGGCGACTGGACGAATCGCGCGCCGCCCTCGCGCGGCAGGCGGCCGGGGTTCAGGAGGCCGCAAAGGCCGTTGAAGCATCCCGGAAGCGGCTTGTCGACGCGAAACGCGCTGCGGAGGCGGCCTCAGGCTTCGCCACAGACGAGACTGGCGGAGCGCAGGCCGCCTATCAGGCGGCGCTTCGAGATTTCAAGTCCAAGGTGGAGGACTTTCAGCAGCGCACCAAGGATGCGCGCGACACCCGCACGGCGGTCCGCGACGCTGAGATGGCCATTGCCGAGCGGTCGGTCATTGCATCGCTTGATGCAGGTACGGCAGCCACTGAGAGGTATGAAGCGGCTCTCGGCAAGCTGCGTGGCGAGCGTGCGAAGGGCGTGATCTCGCTAAAAGAGTTCGAGGCTGGCGTTGCGCGCGAAAAGAATGCGCTCGAAGCGGCGCAGGAGGCCGCACGTAATGCGGGGCGCACGACACGCGATGCGGAGACGGCTTCGCCCGATGCGATCCGCAAGATGCTGATGGGCGCTATCCCCGGTGTTCAGATCACGGCAACCACCAACGGTAAGCACGTCCCGAACAGCTATCATTACCGGGGTCAGGCGGTCGACTTCGTGCCCAAGGGCGGCATGGCGTCGATGACAAAGGCGCAGGTCCGAGAGCTGTTCGAATCACGCGGCATCCAGATCGCCGAACTGCTGGGCCCAGGCGACAAAGGCCACAGCAACCATTTCCATGTCGCGTGGAAAAAGGGGAAGTTCGCCCTCGACGAGTTCAGCGATTCCGCCAAGCGCGCTCAGCAGGACGCTGCGGCGCTGGAGGTGCTGACCGGCCGCTACGATCCTCTAGCCGCCGCTGCCGACCGGTACCGCAAGACGCTGGCCGAGATCGATCGGTTGAAGCCTGCCAACGCCAACGCCCTCCGCGCTGGCGCCCGTGAAGAATTCCAAAAGGCACGCGCGACCAGCCTTGGCGACCGCATCGGTATCGACGCGATCCGAGCCGGCGCCGACGAAGAGCAGCGCGCGGCCGACAAGATCAAGGCCGAGGATGATCGTCGCGCCGAGCGAGCCAAGGATGAGGCGCAACGCCGCGCGCAAGCGATCGCGGACATGATCGGCGGACAGAAAGAAGCGATCGCGCTGGCGCAGGCCGAACTGTCAGTCGTCGGTGCCAATGACAATGTCCGCCGTTCAACCCTTTCCAAGGTGCAGATGATTATCGACCTGACCCGCCTCGGCATCGATGCCGATAGCGAGCAGGGCCGCGTCATCCTTGCTAACAGCGCGACGCTCGACACCATCGCCGCGCAGATCGATCGCCAGCGCGCCGCATGGGAAGAGATGCGCGGGTTCGGCGAGCAGTTTGTCGATACCGTCCTGTCACGGCAAACGTGGGAGGATTGGGGCGCGGGCGGCAAGGCGATCCTCGATATGCTCAAGAGCGAGTTCATCAAGCTGGCGCTGGTCAACCCGATCAAGAATCTCCTGTTCGGTGAGAGCGGCGCTACGCTTGGCAGCGTACTGGGCGGCCTCGGGCGACTGTTCGGCGGCGGCGCGACGCCGGTGCCGGCGGGCGGGTCGCAGGGCTTCATCGGCCCGCCGGGTAATGCGGCCGGCACAGAACATTGGTCGGGCGGCATGATGCTGGCGGGCGAGCATGGGCGTGAGCTCGTCAGCGCCCCTCGGGGATCCCGCGTCATGACCGCCAGCGAAACCCGACGCCTGTTCGGCAGCAATGATAATCGGGCGGCCGCTGGCCCGACGATTATCGTCAACGCCGACCGCGCCGTCCTCGCCGATGAGGTGCGCGGGTGGGTGGCTGACGCCATGGCGCAGGCGGCGGTCCAGGGGGCCGCTGGCGGCGCGGCGATCGCGGAGAGCGAGAACATCGAGGCGCGCGCGCGGCGGCTGGGCAGCGGGCGTTGGGGATGACGATCGTCGACATCCCATACCACCGCGTCGCCAATCTCGCGCTCCGCCCGTTGCTGTTCAGCGGCGAGCAGGGCGGTGACCTGGGTAACCCGGTGCTGCCCCTGCCCCGCATGGGCGACCGCATGGCGATCGACGTGAAGACCGATCGCTTGCGCAACGACGCGTCATCCCGCGCCTTCATGGCAGCGTTGTTCGAGGCTTCGAATGCGACCGCGCGCTTTCCGGTGCGACTGCCCAACCAGACGCGCGGCTATCCGCCGTCGACCGTGGTTGATGGTGCCGGCCAAGCTGGATCGAGCCTGGCGGTGCGCGGCGGTCAGCGCGGCCAGTTCTACCGGCGTGGCGATCTGTTCAACATCGAACACGCCGGCCGACTGTACCTGCACATGGTCGCCGGCCCCGGCTCACCAGCAACGGGGGCGGACGGCAAGGTGGTCATCCCGATCTGGCCAATGCTGCGGTTCCTGACCGCCGACGGCGACCGCGTCGATTTCACCTCGCCCCGCATCGAGGGGCGGCTTTCCGGCATCGACAAGGGGGCGGGGTTCGCGCGCAACCGGTCCGAGCCGCACGCTTTTACGATCACGGAGCGCGAATGAGCTTCCGCCTATCCCCCCAGCTGGCCGCCGCCCTGCGCTCCGGCGAACACCCGATCGCGCCGCTCGTGCGGATCGACCTTCCCGGGTACGCAATCACGCATATGGTAGGCGCTGGCGAGGTTGCCTGGGGCAGCGATGTCTTTCGGGGCCGGGATGTCCGGTTCGGTGTACTGCTGGCCGCCAGCAACGTCCGCGACGGTATTGGCAACGAAGCACCCGACTGGCAGCTGACATTTGCGCCACCCAGCGAGACGGCGGTCGCCGACCTGACCGCTGCCAATACGCAAGGCTCGCGGGTGCGCGGCTGGATCGCGGCGATCAACCGTCAGACCGGGCAGCTGATCGGCGCCCCGAAACAGGTGTTCGAGGGGGAGGTCGATTTCGGCCGTCTGCGCGTGGGTAAGGGAGAGCGCACGGTTGAACTCCGCTGCTATTCAGCGCTGGAGGTGTTCCACGACCAGGAACAAGGCGCGCGGCTATCGGATGCGTGGCACCGGATGGTGTGGCCGGGCGAAACGGGGTTGGCCAATATGACCGGGATCGAAAAGACGTCCTATTGGGGCGTCGAGAAAATCCCGTCGGGCGTCACCTATGGCACCGGGGGCGGCGGCGGTTCTTCCTACGCCATGGCGCAGTTCACCTGATGCCGACCGATCTCGAACAGCGGCAGGCGATCGCGCAGGCGGCGGTAAAGACGTTCCTCGCCCAACCGTTCCAGCCGGGCAAATACGACTGCGTCCGGCTGGCGGCATTCGTCCTGCGCCAGCGAGGGAAGCGTCCGGGGCTTGCTCGCGGCGGGTCGTACAAGTCGATGGCGGGCGCCTATCGGGCGCTTCGCCGCGCGGGGTTTGAAACGCTCGCGGACGCGCTGGACGCTATGGGTCTGCAGCGGATCCCACCCGCCGCTGCGCTGCCCTGCGACATCATCATGGTGCCAGCCGAAGGGCCATTCGACGGCGCTCTGCACGTCGCGGTCGGGAATGGGCGGACGATCGGCTATCACGAGGACGTCGACGGGGCGGACGTGTTACAGCCGATCGAATTCGTTGCAGCTTGGAGGGTTTGAACATGGAGGATGGCCAAGCTCAATTCCCGGTGATGACGCCTGACGAACTCGCGCGGCTGGCTGCCGAGAACCATACCGCCGCACGCGCCGAAGCGACGGAGCGCCTTAAATTCCAGAACGGCATTGCCGATGCTGCCATGAAGGCGCTGATGCTCGCCAATGGCGGCGCGATGGTCGCGCTCTTCACGTTCATCGGCAACCTCATGGCGAAGGCGTCTAACGGCAAAATACCGTTCGACACACAAGGGTTGTGGGTCGCCTTCGCGTGCTTCGTCGGCGGATTGGTGGCCGCGCTGCTCTGTCACATCTGCGCGTTTCTATCGCAGGACCGGTTCTTCAATCAGGCCATGCGCGAAGCATGGCGTCAGCAGGAAGCGGCGATCAGAAAGCAGCCGACCGAGATCAGCGCCCTTGAACTGCGGTTGTTCCGCCAGGGGATGGTGATCTACCTAGCCGGGATTCTGCTTTCGGTCGTATCGCTGGTCGCATTCGCCGTTGGGTGTGGCTTTGCGCTCTCTGGCGTCCTGATCGGCTGAGACTGCCCTATTGAGGCTTGGCCGGCGTAGGCGCCCCGTCCGGGCATAGCAACTTCCCTCGCAGGCGGGCATCGGTTGACGGAAGTTCGTCGACGATCTGGCAACCGGTTGCGATAAGCACAGCGCGACGCTGTGCGTCGCGTTCACCGATGTCGTACGAAACGATAAACGATTTTCGGGCCACCACTACCGCGTCGCCGGTACGCGTCACTCGGTATATCTTCCCGTCTACGTCGACCCGTTTCGTGGTCTTCGCGCTCGCCATTGCGGCCTGTCCGGCAATTAGCGCGGCGATAGCCAAAGCAGTCCGAATCGTCTTCGTCATCTGGGGAGACTGGCATGGCCAAAGCCCTGCGAACAGCTGCAATTGTGGTCGGCGCGGCCGCCCTGATCGCCTCGGGCGTTGGCGTCGCCATAGGCGCAGCGGCAGCGGCCGCCACAACCGTTGCCGGTGTGTCGGTCGCGACGATTGCTGCCGCAACCTCGGCGGGAGCTGCGGCGCTCTCCCTGGCTGCAACTGTCGCAACCCCGAAAGGCACGATCGGCGGCAACGCGACCAAGTTCAAGATCGACAAGGAAGCCGGCATTCCGATCGTGTTCGGCCGCACCCTGGCCGGCGGGAACGTGATCCACCGCCAGTATTACGACGATCCCGGATCGAAGATGCGCAACCAGCGGGAGAGTTGGGTCACGGTCCTGTCGCTTGGTCCGGTCAAGAGCATCGGCCCGCTGCTGATCGACAACAAGGCTGTGCCGTTCAACAGCGCCGGCGCGGCGATCGGCGATTTCGCGGACAACATGTGGCTCGACACGCAGCTGGGCGCCTGCCCCGAAACGCGGGCACTGCAGGGACCGAGCGGCCCCTTCCCCGGCTGGGATGCGACCTCCAAGCTGTCGGGTCTCGCCGCCGACCTGTGGACGCTGGACTTCGACAGCAAGGGCAAGAAATTCCCCAACGGGGTGCCGCCACGCGGGCGGGTGCTCGAGGGCGTATTCGGCTGGGACCCGCGGCTCGACAGCACCTATCCCGGCGGCATGGGTACCTGCCGACAAGGCGACCCAACGACGCACGTCTATGGTGAAAATCCATGGATGATCGGCCTGCAGTTCGCGCTGGGCTTCCTGCAGAACGGCTACCTGATGGCCGGCGGCGGGGCCAAGGTAACCGGGATCGACGTCGCGACGATCGTTGCCGCCGCCAACGTCGCGGACGCGAACGGCTGGAAAGCCGGCGGGCAGGTCTATGCGACAACCGACAATTCGTGGGACATCCTGCAGATGCTGGCCCAGGCCGGCGGCGGTGAGTTCCTGAACGTCGGCGGGATGCTGACCTGCACCTATAGCGCGCCGCGCGTGTCGATCGGCACGATTACCACCGCCGACATCGCCGGTACGATCGATGCCCCGTCTGCATCGTCGCGCCGCAAGCGGCGCAACACCTTCATTCCGTCAGTGCGGCTGGAGTCGCACAATTGGGAGGTCGTGCCGCTCGATGCGGTCAAGGTCGACGCGTACATCGCCGAGGACGGCGCACCGCGCCCGAAGGCGGATGTCTTCCCGCTGGTGCAGGACAAGGATCAGGGCGCCCAGCTGGCGCTCTACTGGCTGCTCGACCAGCGGGAGATCGACGGGATCGTGATCCCGGCGAAAATCTACGCCTGCGGCTACCGGCCGGGGGACTGCATCACGCTCAACATCCCCGAGGCGAACCTCGTCGATCGCGACGTCGTGATCCGCACCGGCGAGCTCGACATGGGCAACATGGGGGTCACCTTCACCTGCCGGACCGAGACACCGGGGAAGCACGCGTTCGCGCTCGGTAAGACCGGCACCCCGCCCCGAACGCCCGACCTGACCAACCCGGGCCCGGACCTATCGGCGCCTTCCGCCGATGACTGGGCGATCGCGGGCGTGACGCTCACCGATAACGGGCTGTCGATCCCCGCCGTCGTGGCGACGGGCGAAGCCCCGGCAGGCAATGTGGACGCAGTGCTGTTTGAGGCGCGCGTGCATATCGATGGGCAAGCGGTTGACGCGGGCTGGTTCGGTGGGGGGCTCGAGCCTCCGACGACGACGCGGAAGGAGTTCACCGGCATCACGCCCGGGACGCAATACGATGTCGGTATCCGCTACCGCGTGCGCGGTGTCATCGGCGACCGGCTGATTCTTGGACCGGTCACGGCTGGCGCCTTTTCGACCCCCCGCGCGGCATATCTCATCGTCCGGCAGTCGGTCGCCTATCCGGTCGACAGCACGGCAGATACCATCACGGTTGCGGCCTTCGACGCCACGATCGACGACGGGCGGACGCTCTCATTCCCGGCGCAGACGATTGGCGGGCTCGAGGCGGCATCGACCTACATCGTGCTGTGGGACCTTCAGACGTCCGCCTTCATCGCCGCCTCTGCGCCCGCGCTCGCCGAGGTCGCTTCGAACCGCTACGTGATCATTCGCGAGACGACGACCGCGAACGCCGACGGCACGTACCCCACCACGCCCACCGCCCCCGGTGGCGACGGCGGCGGGGGCTTCGGCAGCGGCGGGTGCCCGATCGTGACCGCGCGCATCTTGCTCGCGAATGCCGCGCGGAACGGCCCCAGCGACACGATCGAAGCCGGTCGGATCGAGGCAGGCATGTGGGTGTGGGCACAGCGCGAGGGCGAGGCCGGATCGGACCGCTGGGGCGCGTATCAGGTCACCTTCGCGCGGACCTTCCCCAGCCCGCTATGCGCGGTCGGCGATCGTCCGCTCACCTCGCCATCGCACCTGTGGTGGGACGCGGGCTGGGTTCGGTCGGACACGATCGGCACCGCTGCCGGCGAGGGCAAGGTGGTGGCGCTGACCGTCGCCGATGCCGCGACGTATGTGCTGGTCGACGATGCTGGGCGGTGGTGGCTGAGCCACAACAAGCGCGCGGATGCCGAGGCTGTATGATGCGGGAAACCACCCCCCGCATCCAGCGCATCTACCTCCGCATCTCCTACCCCGGTGACGGCACGGTGAAGCTGCACGCCTCGCTGACGCCGCCGGACTATGACGAGCCGCTGCTGGTGCTGCTGTCGCGCGGCGTCATGCCGATGGGCACGCCCTTCAGTGTGCTGCTAGTCAGCGACCCGACGCAGAATGAGGCGCTTCGCGGCAAGGCGGCGACCCTACGGGTCGGATCGGTAACGGCCGGGCCGGTCGGATCGGCACCGAAGGTCGTGAATAGCGGCAGCGATAGCGCGGCGACGCTCGACTTCACCCTGCCGGTCCCGCGCGACGGGGTCGATGGACCATCGGCGTATCAGGTCGCGCGCGCCGCCGGATATGGCGGGACCGAGACGCAATGGCTGACGACGCTAATCGGCGCGGCGGGCAAGTCGGCCTACCAGCTGGCCCGCGACAGCGGCTATGGCGGCACGCTGACGCAGTGGCTTGCCTCGCTGGCCGGCACGCCCGGCAAGGATGCCACGACGCTGCTGGGCGTGGTCACGCTGACCGAGACGGCGGCGACGGTCGCAATCAGCGCCGGCACGCGACGCCTGACGATCGCGACGCCCGCGGCGTGGGGCGTGAAGGTCGGCGACGACCTGGTCGTCAGCCCGGTGTCGGTGCCCGGCGGCTATGCCACTCATGACGTCACCGTCACCGGGCCGAATACCATCACGGTCGGCCTGACAGCGCCGCTGCTGGCGATCGGCGCGAAATATTCGATCGAGTGCCGGGTGCGGCGCTTCAACTGACACTGGAGATACCCATGGCGCAGACCGCTGCCCGCCTCGACCTGTCGGTCTGGCGGAACGATGACCTGTACGAGTTCCCGATCCGGGTGCGCGGGGTCGACCTGACCTTCGCCACGATGACCATGCACATCCGGCTGCGCCGCGATACGCCGGGACTGCCGCTGGTGGCGCTGGCGAAGGTCACGAACGGCAATGCCGAGGGGCTGCGCGTTGCCGGGGTCGCGCAGGAAGACGGTGTGCCGGTCACCGACTTACGGGTCCGGCTGAATAAATCGACGCGGCAGGCGCTGCCCTATGCCGGTGAAATCGGCGACGATACCGTGCTCGAATATGCGCTGGTCTGGGGCGGGCGGACCCGGCTGTTCGGGCAGGTCCGTATGCTCGCCCACGCATACGATAGCGATGCGGCACCGTCCGGCCGATCAGCGGACGCGGGATATGCGCAGTCCTCCACGGCGCCCTTCGCCAATGCGACGCTGACGGTCAGCCCCGACGGTGCGGCGACGGTGACGATCGACGGCACGGAAGCGCTCGCGCCACTGGTCAGCGCGGCATCGGCGCAGGCGGATCGCGCCGGTCAGCTGGCACAGGCAGCGAGTGAGGCGAGCGCCACCGCTGCCCAGGCGCGCGATGCGATTCTAGACATCATTGATGGTGCCCTGATTTTCGATACGAAGGCGGACGCCACGGCCGCTCTGGCAGCGATCCCTGCCGGCGGCTTGGTACAAGTGCTAAAGGACGAGACGCGGCAGCAGCACTGGACGGTGTACCGGAAGGTCGGGACTGCGCTCGCCTTCATTCTCGATCGCAACGCCGGCGCGCATGTCCAGCTGGAGCAATTCGGCGCGGTGGCCGACTGCGATCCTGCCACCGGCACGGGCACGCCGGCGGATGCCGCGTTTGAGGCGGCGATCGCCGCACTGTACCTTGCTGGCGGCGGCGAGCTTCGCCTTGTCGGGCGCTACCGCCTGACGAAGGCCTTCCTGCTGCCGAACGACAGCACGCAGACCGAGATCGGCACGCAGCCGGCGATCCGTATCGTCGGTCAAGGCTGCTCGATGAATGGCGGCAAGGGGCCGCGCTGGCTGGCGCGGACGATCCTGTACTGGACGGGCGAGGCGGGCGAGGCGGTCGCCAAGATCGATACGCGCGGCATCGGGTCGCTGACAATCAGCGACCTGGACTTCGGCGCGTCGGCCGCCGCGACCAGCAAGCCGTTCGTGCGAACGACGTTCACCACGCCGCTGGTGACGCGGTGCGGGTTTGTCACGCCGCAGACCGGGCCGGACTGCCAACAGGACGTCTTCATCTTCGGAGGGACGGTCGATTTCGAGACGCAGCCTGACTTTGATCGCCGCTCGCCGGACTGCGGATTTCAGGGCTATGGCGCGGCGGTTACGCACTGCTTTTTCAACGGCATCCGCCGGGCCGCGCACTTCGGGCGCTATGCCAACGACATCATGTTCAGCTTCAATAATATCTGGGGTGCCTGCGGTAATGCGAGCGGCACGGGTGCGGCAATCACGGCGGATGGCGGCGACACGTACAGCGTCGGCAAAAATGTCATCGGCAACCTCTTCGAGATGCACGCCTATAAGAGCGCGATCGACATCGAATGGGCGTCGGCGTGGAAAATCTGGGGCAATTCCGCCTATGATGCGTCCGGGGAATATACCGAGACGGTAGTGCGGATCGGCGCCAATTGCGCCGCCAATATCTCGGTCATCACCGGGCTAAATAACCCCCGCGCGCCGGGCGACATCTACCGCCGGTATCTGGACGATCCACATGGCAAGGTCAGCGCCTTCATTTCCTCCTATGGCGAAGAGCCTAGCTATCTTCGGGGGCTGAGCGCTGGCGAGGATACCAGTCCCAATCGCTTCGGCTCTACCCGCTTCGACGCGCCTGGCGCCGCTCCGGTCATCTATCAGTCGCGGCAGGCCGAAGTGCCCGGCGCGCCCGCTCGCATGATGGTGCGCGTCACCTTCAATCCGCTGGCACCGTCCGGCGACGACATCATCGACATCGTCATGCACGGCGGCGGCCGGCAGATCGGCGGCGGCGAGGCGGGCAACGTCTACAACTGGGCGGCGGCGGGGGCGAGCCGTGGCGCCAGCTGGTGGGACAGCGGACGAAGCTGGGGCTTCAACCGTGGCGATGCCGTCGCCGCGCGCCGCGAGGGCGCCAGCATGGGGGTCGATACCGGCGTCGGCGGGTCTTTCTGGACGGTCTGGGCGGTCCAGCATCGCATTCGAGACCATACTGGCAAGCTGGGCGCGACCTTCTACCCGAACACCGGCACCCTCGACATGGCCAGCGGGTATCTGGTGGCGGGCAAGGTCGTCTTGGGCGAGCAGCAGCCAGCGATCGCGAACGACAAGACGACCGATGAAAAGGTCGCGCTGATCCTCGCGGCCATGCGCGCGCACGGCCTGATCGCAAGCTGATCTCATCCGCAGAGCGGATGATCAGGCACCTCGGCCACTGATTATTCCTTCCCAGATCGCGGCGTGCCGCTGCTCCGTCGCTTCCCGCCGCGCCAGTTGCTGCGCCACGCGCCGGCGGACCTGCATTTGCCGAACCGCGAAGGCTGCAGCTGAGCTCAGAACCAACACAACGCCACCGGTAATCATCGTCACTTCCCCACAAAACATGCGCATTGCACAGGCGGGGGATGGGCGACCAATTCCGCAAAATTCGTAAATTCTCTCAGTACGATAGCGGACGCTCGTTAACCGATAGGATCAGCATCATGACCATGCTCGACCGGGCGCGCGGGAGCGCGTCCCTATGACCGCCGCCAACAGCCTCGCCGCGCAGACGGTTGCCAGCGCGCCGCCGTCGATCGCGCCGCCCAGCTTCAACGACGGCGCGTCGCTGTTCCTGTTCAACCTGTTCCTAATGACAGCGGCGATGTTCCTCGGCGCGATGCTGGTCGCGCGACAGGTCAGCCGGATTTGGGCGCAGCGGCGGTTCGACCATCCACTCGACCCGGTCAGCCTCTATCGCATCATCACCGTACTGGCCGGCATCGGCCTGACGCTGCGATGCGGTGCCGAAGCGCTGTATCTGTGGGGCTGGGCGCCGAGCGATCCCGCAACGGTCGCGCGCGTTCTGATGGCGAAGCGCTGGATCGATCCTGTCGCGGTGATGGCTGGCATGATATGGATGGGCATCGTGATGCTCGGCGAGCCGGGGATCGAGCATCAGCTGCGCAAAGCCCCCCTGCCCGTCGATATGTGGTCACGCTGGCCCACCTTGGTCCGTGCGCTCGGCATCGTAATCCTGAGCTTCGCCGCAGCCGCCTCGGCCGTGATCCTGCGGTGAAACTCCAGTCGGCGGCAGGGGCGGCCGCTGCGGTCCCGCCGGTGGTCTGGAATCTTTTCGGTCTGGGCTATCCGTTCGAAGCCGGTCCGTTCGTCGTCAGCGTCCTCATGGTGCTGATCACGCGGCTGTGCATCTACCTCAACACGAAAGGCCGGCGGCAGGTGTTCCTGGACGCGGCGGTCACCTTCCTTTGCTGCATGATCGCAGCGCTATGGACGCAGGCGCATTCGCTCAACCTGCTGCCCGCGGCGATCAGCGCAATGACGATCGCCGGCATCGGCTACGGCCTGATCGGGATCGGGAAGAGTCAGCTGCTCGCCGCGCTGCGCAGCGGCGTGGGCGAGTTCTTCAAGGGCATGGCTGACCTGCCACCCGCGCCGCCCGAGACCGATGGCCAGGCGATCGACCGGCTGAAGGGCGACCTCGACCGAGTGGATTGAACCCCGCCCGCCCTGCTGGTTGGGCGAGCGAGGTTCAATGCCTCTCGAAAGAGGCATGCCGCCGCCCTGTCGCACCGTAGGACAACAGATACTCGCAGAGCGGTAACCCCCTCTCTCTACTTCGTGAATGTGTTCAAACCGTTGCAGCAATATGGCGTTGCGCTGCGCGCTTTGCGGGCGGCTGGGCCGACGGACTGCAATGGGTGCAGAGGGGTCCGTCGGCCACGGTAGGACAACCGCGAGGACCAGTGTCGCACGCTTCGCGCGATCCACAATAGCGCTGCGACGATCCCACCAGAATTGCGACGAAGCGAGTTGAACCCCGGCCACAGGGGGGATGGTGACCGGGGTTCGGCGCCCCTGGGAGAAGCGTGCCGCCGCCGTGGCTGACGCTGAGGGGGTCGGCAACGCCGAAGCGTCGGCCCGCCCCTTATCCACGTCGGACGTATTCAATTCCTTACCGCCGGGCAGGCGGCATCATCGAAAGGTACAGAGAATGGCAATCACACTGGGCCAGCGGTCGCTGGCACGGCTCGTCGGCGTGCATCCGGATCTGGTCCGCGTGGTGAAGCGCGCGGCGGAGATGGCGGATCAGCGCGACGACTTCACGGTGCTGGAGGGCGTCCGGACGCGCGAGCAGTGCTTCATCAACTTCGGCAAGGGGCGCACGGTCGCGCAGTGCAAGCCGGCTGGCGTGCCTGCCAATTTCGCCGCGCCGACCGTCAGCAAGGTGACGTGGCTCGCCAACCCCTTGTCGTCGAAGCACTACCCCCGCCCCGACGGGTACAGCCACGCCGTCGACCTTGCCCCCTTCCCGATCGACTGGGCCGACCTGACGCGCTTCGACAGGATGGCCGCGCTGGTGATGGCCGCATCGAAGGCGGAGGGCGTCGCCATCCGCTGGGGCGCGGACTGGAACGCGAACGGCAAGCCGCGCGAGCGGGGCGAGACGGACAGCCCCCACTTCGAGCTTGCGCGGTGAGCGCCGCGCTCGCCCTGCTGCGCCGCGTCTGGTGGCTGATCCCGATTGCCGCCCTCGCTGCCGGCTGGCTGTGGACCGAACGCCAGCTCGCCGACGCCCGCCTGACCCTCGCCAATGAGCGGATCGTCCGCGTGCAGGATCTGGCGGACGCCGAAGCGGCCAAGCTGAAGGCCGAGCGCGACGGTGCCGAGCGCGTCGCTGTCGCCACCGCTACCTATGCTGACCGGCTCGCCAACCGCAAGCCGATCATCCTCGAAAGCACGAACACCGTGAGGGAATATGCACAGACTGATGCTGGCCGCGTGCGCTGCCGTGATGCTGACCGCGTGTGGTCGATCGACATGCTCGACGCCCGCCTTGCCCCGCCTGCCGCCCCCGCCGGCAGCGGCGACCGCGCCGTGCCTGCCGACGCCGCAGCACCGACAGGCGGACGGTAGCGCCACGGCGGCCGACGACGACGCCACCATTCGCGACGGCCGGTTTGATCTGGCTGCCTGCGACGACAAGCGCCGCCTCGCTGTCGAGGCATGGCCGCATAAATCCAAAGGAGAATGACGATGGCGAAAGTCCATATCGTGGTGTCGCGCACGAACGCGCGGGCCGACACCGGATCGACCCTGCCGGTCCCGGACGCTATACCGGTTCAAGCGATGACGGTCGCCAGTGCGGGCGTATCGCAGGTTGTTGCAGTGGTGCCGTCATCCCAGTCTTATCTGGTGTGTCATGTGACGGGGGTAGGCGGGGCGATCTGGTTGGCCGTCGGGGCTGATGGCGCCGCCGACCCCGATGCCGGAGAGGGCAAGGGCTGGTTGTTGCAGGACGGGGAAACCCGGTCACTGGGCGTCGGTGGCGGTCAGAAAATCGCTATCCGGGATGCAGTTCTGTGAGCGCGCTGGGACTATCGTCGTCGGGCGCGACCGTGAGCAGGTTGGGGCGGTTGGGCGTCCTGCCGGATCGTCGCCTGCCAAATCTGGTGACGGCACTGGGCGACAGCCGGGTTGCTGCGCTCTACCTCGACCCGGCAAAGCAGAACCGGGGCACCCGGTCGCCGCTGAATTACGCGAACGCCTTGCTGGGTCAGCGGATGACGATCGGGTCGACCTTTGGTGTCTCGGGCGACCGTACCGACCAGATGCTGGCCCGCCTGCCGGACGCGATCGCGACCGGCGCGGGGTTGCTGTATGTCCAGGGCGGCATCAACAACATTGGCGCGACGGCATCGGGAAATCCGGCGTTCACCTACGTTCATGCGGTGACGGGAGAGGTTGTCACGATCGATACGGTCGCAGCGGCCACGATGCGCGACTTGCGCCAGATTGCGGACACGGCACGGCGGGCGGGTATGACCGTCGTGTTGGAGAATGAGGTCGGCGGATCGACGCTAACCCTGGTTGAAAAGCTCGCGGCGCTGAACGACTTGCGGGCGATGATCGCCGATTATGGCGAACGCGCGGCCGGTGTCTACGTGCATGATGCCTATTCGGCGGTCATGCAGCCGGGCGCGACCGCCCCGACCTTCAAAGCTGGCTACAGCTATGACGGTATCCATGAGAATGGACGCGGGGCGTTCTGGCATGGGCGCAGCCTCGCAGCGGTGATCGACCGATTGGTGCCGGCGAGAAGCATCCTGTCACGCGGTGCGATCGACGTGCCTGCCAACGGTCGCCGCCAGTTGTTGACGAACCATGTTTTCTCGACCGTCGCCGGCGGTACGGCTGCGACATGGAATGCAACGGCAACGACGAAATCGTCCACGACCTTGACCGTTACGTCAACGGCGACCTTGCCGGTTGGGGTCGCAATCTCCGGACCGGGGATTCCCGCCGGTACGACCATCGTCGCGCAGCCGGTCAACGGCGGGGCTGGCGACTACACGCTGAGCCAATCCGCTACCGCCTCGGCTGCCGGCGTTACCATCGCTGTCACGCCGACCAGCGGCACGATACCGGCCGGTTGGACGGCGGCGATGTCCGCCGGTGCCGGCCGCGCCGTTCTGTCGAGCGTCGCCAACGGCGATGGTGTCGGTAACGGCGTACAGGCGGTGATCGATTTCAGCGGCGCGGGCAGCTTCAGATTGGAGCAGTCGCTGGCAGGCACCCCCGGAGGACAATACCACGCCAATCTGCGTATGGGCGATGAAGTGGAGGCGTTTGCGCTGATCGAGATCGTGGGGGCGCCTTCGGTGCTTGCCACGGTGCAGCTGGAACTGAGCGGCGCGTCGGCCGGCGCTGGCGGGGTCAGCTTTGGATCGCTCGACATGAGCGGTCCCGCGACGCCGGTCGATCAAGGGATGAACGACGGCGCGGTAGTGACGTTGCGGACGCGGCCGGTCGTGCTGGCGGTGGCGACAGGGGCCTATCCCTATCTGATCGCGAACGTCCGGGTCAGCGCCTTCACTGCCGGATCGGTGACGGTGGTGGTCCGTCAGCTTGGTGCGCGGCGGCGTGTAGTGGAGGGATAGATTTCGCCTTGTGCGGTTGGCCTCCGCCCATATCTCGTAAGCGGTCAGATTGGCCAATCCCCCATTGGAAGGAGCGCCTATGTCGCGGAAGCTGGTACAGTTGGTAAGTCATCCCGAACCGTTGTGGGTTGATCCGGATGGGGTCGCCTATGTCGATAGCGACCGCGGGTACGTGGCGTTTGCTGGCGGCGGCGGCATTTCGCCGATCATGCCTGCGGCGGATGTGGCCGAGCGACTGGGGAACTTGGTGCAGGTCGATGGGCTGTATGTGAATCTAGCCCAGATTACCTGTGTAGTGAACGAGGCCGAGGCCAAAGGTGATGGCGCGATCGTCGCGTTCGGCAACGTTCGTGTTCTCACGTCGAAGTCGGTCGACGAATGGGTCGAGATGATCGCGCCGACCGAACGGGTTGAACTGTAACACGGGGATCAACCAGCGGGTCGGACGGGGTTTCCCTGTTCGGCCTGCAAGGCGAGATACCGCATCGAGAGTTCCGTACGCCGCTCGATCGGAGCGGCGGCGCGTTCCATCTCGCTGATCGCCTTGCGGCTCATGCCGATCGTGTCGGCCAGTTCCTGCTGGCTCAATCCCAAGGCTTTGCGCAGGTCGCGCAGTTCGTCGGCTTGCATCGGCAATGCTCCTCCAGTATTTTCGGCCCTATCCCCGCCCCGGTGGTCAGACCGGGGCGGGGGGTTGAGGTTTAGCGGATCGTAATTTCGAGGAATTTCACCTCGAACCGCCAGAACCTGAACCGGATCACGAAGAGCATCGTGTATCCTTTCGGGTCTGTCAGCGGGCTGGGGCACCATACCTTCACCGTCTGACCGGACTTTTATGCAACGTCACGTTACATCGCGCAAGCAAAAAGTAACGTGACGTTGCATTTTCTTTGGTTGTTCTGCTGCGCTTGTTCCTGCAATGTTCTCGCCATGTGGGGCGGACGCGAATCATACATGGCGCATCTGGCGTTCGCCATCGCGCGCGAAGCGGCGTGGCGCCGTCCGGAGGATCCGACCGCGCTCAGGCTGGCCCTGCGCGTCTTGGCCCATGTCGGGGTCGACCAGGCATTGCTGGCCGATTTCTGGCAATCCGCCTTCGTCGAAGGGCTTTACCGGCATCATGTCGGGCCGAATTACGACAGACTGGTCCGATGTGCCCGCGACTTGGGGTATGATGTGGCGGGTGAATATGTCCCGTGCAATGGATGGACCATGTGCAACCACTACCGCATGACCGCATCGCGCGCCGCGTTGCTGGAGCGCTACGGCGTCCAGCCCGGCTATATGTCGCACGACGATTTACCGGCGGGTGATGTCTTTCCAAAGCGGCCGGCGGTGGTGATCCAGCATAATCGCATCGCGGGCCGCCGCACTGTCTCCACCCCGGACTGGGGTTTCCCGCGCAAGATGCGGGGGGCGAGTGGCAAGGTCGTGACCTCCTACGTCACCAACGTCCGCAATCTGGAATCGACGTTCTGGCGGTCGACGCTGGAAGATGCGCGCCAGCGGTGCCTGGTGCCGGTCAGCAGCTTCAGCGAATATGGGCCGGGGGCGAAAGGCGCGCGGCCGCTGTTCTGGTTCGACGTGCCGTCGCGGCCGATTTTCAGTTTCGCCGGCATCTGGCAGATGACGCCGGCGGGCGCGGTGTTCGCTTTCTTGACGACCGAGGCAAACGAGATCGTCAAGCCGATCCATCCCAAGGCCATGCCGGTGATCTTGCATGACGAAGACGAGGAACGGTGGCTGACTGCGCCAATCGGTGAGGCGCTGGAGGCGATAGCGCCCTATCCGTCGCAGCTGATGTCAGTGCAGCAAGCCGAGGCTGGCCATCGCAAGTCCGACGGCGATCGCGACGACACCGACGGCGAGGCGCCTCATTGATCGCCTGCGGCTGGCACCCATGGCTCCCTAGCCCCCAGCCGCCGCTCGTCCACTTGGAAGTGCTGGGCCAGCACCAGCCGGTCCGCCTCGTCCAGCCGCTCCGGCGTTCCGCGGTGCACGAACTGCTGCAGGTAGGCGGCGTTGCGGCCGATCAGACGTGAGAGCGCGGAAAGGCTTTCGCCGCGCTCGGATGCCAGCGCCAGCAGCGTGGCGCGGACGTCGACCGGGCTGGCCGTCAA